ACTAGAGGGTAGTGTAATAATTTACCCAAATGAAACCAGACAAGTGCGCGACTTAAAAACGGACCTATTAGATGCTAGAACAATACGCGACTTTAAACGTATTCGTCGACGTGTTAAACTAGGTGTTTACGAAAAACTTTTAGCTGAAAGCAACCTTTTAGAAAAATAAATGTTATATTTGTACATGGTTCGGTCTCACACCATAGAACCCAGAGGAATTATTGAAGCCTTATAATGAAATCGAAGTGAGACCCGATGGATTTATGAGGCTTTTTTGTTGCCTAAAAATTAAACAATGAGCAAAGAACTACCATTCTTTAAATTTAACGCGACCGAATGGATCACGGGAAATATAAGCTACGAAAGTTTTGAGTTGCAAGGCGCTTTTATAAGCGTATGCGCTGAATACTGGAATAGAAATAATTGCCTAACCATAAAGGAAGCAAAGCTGCGCTTAAGAAATTCAGAATTAATTGAAAAATTGATTGAAAAAAATTATTTAAAGACGAAAAAAACTTTTTTAGTAATTTCTTTTTTAGATTTAGAGCGTAAAGAAATAACCGCTAAACGTTTGAAACTCAGCGAGTCGGGTCGTAAGGGTGGCTTAAGCAAGGCTAAAGCGACGCTAAAGCCAGGCTCTAGCATTAAAGAAGTAGATAAAGATAAAGAAATAGATAGTATTAAAGAGCGCAAACAAATGTTTGCCTCTAGTCTAGTTCCTTTTGTAGAATTGTACGGAAAAGAAATGGTAAGACAGTTTTACGAGTATTGGACAGAACACGGACCTAAAGACAAAAAGATGCGCTTTGAAAAGCAAACTAGCTTTAATTTAGAACTACGAATAAAGCGCTGGAATCAAAAACAAGTAGACGCAAGCAAACCTATATACAAACAACCAGCACCAATTTGGGAATAAATGTACACTAGACTACAAAACTTAAATTCTGAAATGTTCGAAATACGCCTACAAAAAGACGTAAAAGGAAAAGGCATAGGTTGGGACTGGGATATGTTACCCTTTACAATTAAAGAAGGTTGTACGACTTACATAGGTTCAGCACCCGCAAGCGGTAAAACCGAACTTTGGTTTGAATTTCTTATAAACCTTTCGTGTTTACACGGTTGGCGACACGTAGTATTTAGCCCAGAAACGGGAAGCGCAGCGGAAATATACGCCGAACTTTGCTACAAGTTTATAGGTAAGCCATACGTTCAAGGCCAGAACGCAATGACAAACGGCGAACAAGTAAGCGCCGAAATGTTTGTAAATGAACACTTTATTGTTATTGATCCGATTTACGAAGACCTAACTATAACTAAATTTTACGATTTAGTAGACGAAATAGAACGCAAAGAGGGTATTAAAATACACACCACTACAATAGACCCATGGAACGAGTTAAGCGAAGAATACCAACAAAGCGACCTTGGACGCGAAGACAAGTATTTAAGTAGAATACTAGGACAAGTTCGTAAAAACGCACGTAAAACGGGCAGACATAACTGCGTTATAAACCACGTTCGCGATCAACCAATGGTAACAAGTAAAACCATAGCCGGAACCGACGTAAGTTATTTTCCTATACCTAGCGCGCGCGACTTTGCTGGGGGTCAAGTATGGTTTAGAAAAGGTTTAAGCGTATTAATTCCGTGGCGACCACCTTACGGACTAGCAAATAGCGACGGGACGGGCGCAGAAAAAAACGAAGTACATTTGAAAGTAGCAAAGAGTAAACCCAAAGGCGTGTCAAAAAACGGAGTTTACAAAATGTTTCTAGACGTAGACCGCTACCAGTATTATATGCTTGACTACAAAGGAAACCGGGTTTACGCCAATAGGGGAAGTTATTACAAACCAGAACACCAAACAAAAACACCTTTTTAAAATGAAAAATTTTGATTTATTCGGAAACGAAATAGTAACCGACCCAATTTTACGCGAACGCTTTATAGAACCACCATTTACAATACTAGATACAAAAGGTGGAAACTGGCAAAATAGAAAAAAAGCATGGCTTTCGATAGGTATAAAAAGTGAACTTGGTAGAACGGCAACTACATTTAATTCAAAAGGTAAAACAAATATGTTTGCTGGTAAAGAGGTTAAAATGTCAGACACTAGTATTTTTGATCCAGCTTTGTGCGAAGTTCTTTACAAATGGTTTTGCGTTGATGGGGGCGAAATACTAGACCCTTTTGCGGGTGGTTCGGTTCGTGGCATAGTAGCCAACAAACTAGGCTATAAATACACGGGAATAGACATACGACAAGAACAAATAGATAGCAACCGCGAACAAGCGTTAGATATTCTAAACTTAGAAAATCAGCCGCAATGGTACGTAGGGGATAGCAACGAGGTTTTAAACGGATTTACTAAAACATTTGACTTTGTTTTTAGTTGCCCACCTTACGCCGACCTTGAGGTTTATAGCGACTTGAAAGGCGATATTTCGAATATGCCATACAATGAATTTATACAAGCTTACGAAAGTATTATAGCAAACGCATGTAACTTGTTAAAAACCGACGGGCTAGCTTGTTTTGTTGTGGGTGAGGTTAGAAATAAACAAGGTAACTATATTGGATTTGTGCCAGACACTATACGCGCCTTTGAAAAATGCGGAATGAAGTTTTATAATGAAGCTATTTTAGTAAACGCATACGGAACGGCAATGCTGCGCGCTAACGGAAATATGAAAACACGAAAACTTGTTAAAGTACACCAAAACATTTTAGTGTTCAAAAAAGCATAAACATGGAACTAGGACTAGAAATTATAAAAACACGGGCTAACCTTTGGGCTATTCAGCAAAGAATAAAGACCGCACGTGAACAAATACTTAAAACAAGACCCGAAGCAAAGGACTATATACAAGGCGCAGAAAAAAGCGAACAAGAATTGCTAGAGGCTATTTCGTTTTTTAGTAGACTACACGAACATGCGGTAAGTTTAAGCCGTGAAAACACCATACTAGCTAGCCGAAACATAGACCTACTAGAAAGGGTTAAAGAACTAGAAATGGAAATACAAACAAGTAATTTTTGATTATGCCACGCTGTAAGAATTGCAAAGACAAGTTCGAACCTATACGTTTCAACCATAAATTTTGCCTAAAAGACGAATGCGTTAAGGCTTTTGTAGAAGAAGTTAAAACGGCATCATGGAAAAACACGAAAAAGAAATGGACAACCGAACTAAAAACAACAACCGACTGGCTAAAAGACGCACAAAAAGTATTTAATACCTACATACGTAAACGCGACGAGGGTAAGCCGTGCATTTCTTGCAACCAACCACCCAAGAAAAAGAACGCGGGTCACTATTACAGCCAAGGCGGCCACTCAAACGTTCGTTTTGATGAAGACAACGTGCATTTGCAGTGCGAACATTGCAACACTTTCCTATCCGGCAACCTACTTAACTACCAGATAGGCATAGAACAAAGAATAGGCGCCGACAAATTAGTAGAATTACAAGGCCGCGCACACCTAGAGAAACGCTGGGACGTCGAGGAACTTAAAGAACTAATAAAAGTATACAAACAAAAAATAAACCAAATACAATGATAAAAATAGACATAACCGAAGAACAAATTTTACAAGCTAGAAAGCTTTATAATTTTAAGGCGTTAACAAATTCAATAACGCAAGGCGAAAGCCAAATATACGGTGCGCTAGGCGAGGTAATAGCTATGCACTTTTTGAGATCCATAAACAAACCCGTTCAATACGTAGGTAGTTACGACTACGACCTAGAAATAAACGGAAAAAAAATAGACGTTAAGACCATACAAACCGATAAAGAACCTACAAACGACTTCAACGCCAATATAGACGCAAGTAACACTAGACAAAAAACAGACTTCTATTTATGGTGTAGCGTTTCTAAAAGCATGAAATACGGATATATTATAGGCTACCTAGCAAAAGACGAATTTTATAAAATAGCTGAACTAAAGAAAAAAGGCGAAATAGACTGGGGCGACTGGGTATTCAAAAGCGACACGTACACCACCAGAATAAAAAATATAAAAAAATTTACTTAAATAGTTTGTATATCGGAATATCTTTA